TTAATCTTCTCAATACATTTCAAATCGGAAGTATGTGGTCTAGGACTAAACTCCGGAACATACGCAAAATCTTCTTCCTTTGGATTAGCAGTAAACACCACAGGACCGGGAAAATCAAACTTAGGAACAGACGTATTATAGAATACTTTTTTGTACCTCTTACAATGCTCAATGAGCTCTTCCTTCCCAAAATTAGAATCATGAAGACAATTAGCCCGCACAATGCCATCTCCAACTTCTTCTACGGTCGGAAGAATCTGCTCTTCGATCGGAATGTATGCCGCACCAGGTCGATTAGCAAAACACTGATTACAATTCATAGGGCAATTACCAACCTGAGTTTTACAATCCCAAAGATTACTACCCTCTTGTTTTGGATTTCGTGTAATCATACCATACTCCTCAAATCATTTCTTCAGCTTGTTTACGAAGTTTCTGTGCTTGTATCTGCAACTCAGTAGCAGCACTAAACAAATCAGCCTGCTTCATTTTCAAAACTTCACCAATCATTTGTCGTAACAATACAAGAGTACCTGGCTCCATATCCACAACATAAAAGATATTCATATTTGCATCTTTCGCAGCGTCAATCTCTACTTGAATCCCACCACCAGTCCAACCATCTTCTACAAGAACAATCTGAAAATCTGTTTTCTGTGTCAATATCTTACAATCTATATCAAGAATTTCTTTCTCCGTAAGGTATTCATCTCTATATGCAATGTAAACAAAATCTTCATGCTCCCCTGGAATATACAGATCTAACTCTGATATATTCTCCCGTATCCAAGCACCTATCTTGATAGCCTTTTCACAGTTTCTTTCCATATCCTCTTTCGAGGCGGTCTTGCCCTTCTTTCCTCTAATAGTATGAGAGAAATAAGCCGTTACTTTACTCATATTCCATTCTCCTTCTTACAATATTTTCAAATTGCGAAATATAATCTTCAAACTTTGATTCAACCTTTTTATGACAACCTCTATCTAAAGTAATAAGCTTACTCATATTACATGGAAGAGACCGATCCAAAGGACCATAAATATGATGAGTATCCAAATTTCTTTTATATTTTACTAAACTTTCCTCTCCTGCCATTCCACACAATTGACAGGTATTGTTATCAATATCTCTAACTTCTTCTCTTAATTTTGGAGTGTATGTCCAATGATAACCATTTGCTCCTACTCCACCTATAAAAGCAGAATTCTTTTCACCAACCTGACTCCCAGGATATTTCTTTCCATAATTACCGTTATTCTCACCAGCATTGCACCCAAGATGTTCGTTAGAACTTCTTCAGAGCTGTACTTGTCCTCTCTCTTTCTTCGGAATCTTCATACCTCTTCTTCTTAGATACACTATTATTTCTATTCATCTCTTCTGTTCTTGGATATACACCTTTAGGCATTTATTATCTCTCTCAATAAAATAATTTCTTTCCGTAAACATATTTTACATCCATTCTTTTAATCACACTCCTTTTTAGGTCTATTCTTTTCAGTAAATGGCTGAGCACAATCAGGATACTTATCCAGTATAGTCTGCACTATTGGATTGTTTCTCATCAAGTTAGTAGCATCCGGATAACACGGAGGTCTGTCATCAACCCAGTTATCCATCATCATTGAATCCCGTACAACAGCAAGACACGCCATAGCCTTTCCAAGATGATGTATACCGCTCTCAGGATCAATCTCCTCACCCTCCCACCATGCAGTTATGTGCCCCATTGCAGCATCATAATAAACAGATGCCTTAACACCCATCACACGATAGTTATGTCGCCCATACTTCCTCGCACCCTCCAGCATGGCCAAAGCCACTTCATACATTGGACCAGTTGGCAAAGTCGACAAAGGAGCTTTCTTAATTCCTAAAGCATCCTTCGGATTTGTTGGTTTCTTATTATCCTTACTTTCCATTACTGCTGCTCCTTACTTGATTTTCCAGGTTCTCTCAACTTAGAATACTTAACTACAACTGCGTCAACAGCAGTCCTCTCAGCTTTTTTATCCCTACCATGAGTTGCCCCACGCTCAGATGTAAATCCTTTCGGATAACGTGTTGTAAGTTTTGCTATATTTATATCCCTTAACTCCTCAATAGATGAATTTTGTACAATCAAAACATACTCCATAAAATGAAGCAAATCAGACATCTCAATCAACATATCAGTCCGATCATACCGCTCACCAGGATAAGCCATCCATTTCTTATAATTATTAAGTAGCTCACCAGCCTCACTTGCTATACCCATCAATCCATGAAGCAACAAAGGATCAAAATCCTTACCAAAATGAGGACTAACCAAACACTCAACTAGTTCTCTAAATGCTTTTTCATTATTAACCATTTTACACCTCATCTACTCTCTGATAGATCTTCATACTACTTCCTTGCTATAGCCAGAATATCCTCTTCGCTTATAATCAAACACTCCTCACCGTCTATTGTTACTTTCGTTCCAACAGGTCCAGGAAGAAGAATTATATCACCAACCTTTACAGTCATCAGTCGAATTTCTCCGTTCTCAAGTAACTTGCCTTCACCAACACCTATAACTTCTGCTTGCTGTGATTTTTCTTGGGCACCACCGGGTATAGCTATTCCTCCAGGAGTCATAGTATCCTTTGCTAATCTCTTAACCAACACTCTATTCAATAATATCTGTAACTTCATCTTGTTTCTCCTCAAATTTTTCTTGTTCGGTTTGTTTTTCTTTAACCCTTTTCAAAATACCATCAACTCGCTTAACCACCTCTATTTGACTTTGTTGCTCAAAATAATCCACTGTTCTTTGCTTCTTTGCTGCTCCCATTATCCATCCTCCCAATTTCGTCTTCGGAACTCAAACCTTAACCGATTCAATGAATCTCTTACCTTCTTTGAAATGGTACCAATAGCACATCCATTTTGTCGTGCAATAGCCCTAAATGACATCCCATCAACATAATGACAATTTAGTATATCAAATTCATCCACACTAATAACACCTGCACTGATAAGCTTATGAAATCTATTCTGTATGAACTCTGCTTCCAAACTGGCGTAAACCTCAGTGTTATCAACTAACTCCCGATGAACAATATCATCAAAAAATTCCGAAGTACTATTCATCGGCCGATCTTTATACTCTTTCAAAATTTCATTAGCAACATATCTACATATGTTATAAATTATCTTTCCACCAGGTTCACTTTGTTTAGCCTTTAATAAAGCCCTATGTAATCCCAACAAAGCTGTTTGATAAAGATCAGACCATTCCGTCCTTCGAAGGTAAGGCCTTACCACCCTAAGTCTGGCTATTGTATACTTCAACAAATTATCTACCTTCAATATTATCTTTACAAAAACAACTGGATCATTATCCGCACTAAAACTGAGGGCTAGATTTTTAAGTGCCTGGTGTTCGTCTACTGTCTCCATTCTAATGACCTTTCCCTTGAGATTTATTAAACAAATTCTTAAACTGTGTAGAAGTCTTCTTAGATAGCGGGGGTACTTTTTCATCTACCTTAGGTGGTACCCTATTCTTTATATCCAAAAGTGAGTGTACCGCTCCCGGGGCTCTTAAATGTTCCGCAATTTTCTTTGATGCTGCAATAAATTCTGCCGAAGGTGGAGCAACAGAACTTCTAAGGGCATTCTCAACAGAACCCGCAGCAGCATCTGACACATCCTTCGAACCTCTCACAACTATATCTCTTGAATCCCCATTCTCCAAAATCTCTATATCCATCACTTCATCTGGGTGATCTATTTTATTCTTATCAGGATCATCTTCAAGATTAACTAATTCAAAATGTAAATATTCATTCCTATGGCAGCACCAACGCTTGTCATGCACTAAATCCCTAAAACCCCGATAAACTTGAGGATTTTTATCCAATGAAAGACTCTCACTCTTAATCCCCACTCTTTCCAATATTTGTTTTGAATCCTCACTTAAAAGATCCAAGTCGTATGTAGCTAATTTGACATTAAAATTATAGACCCTCTTGAGATCTATAATAAGCTTCCTGACCTTATTCAACGGAATTTTATCTCCCGAACGCCCAATTATCCGCATCACAAAATCTGTCTCTACTATAGGACACTTCTCAACCTTCATCATCCCTCCGTCTTCCAAATCCTCAACGGTTCGATCCACCCAACCACTAATACATGACATTGCCAAACCCAAAGCATCACCAGAACCAGATTTATTACTATATGCTATGTCAACATGAATAAATCTAGGAACGTTTAATGGAACTCGAATAGCATTAAAATCCAAATACTCTGCAAAATTCACATCATCATGTAACCCAGTTTCGATTGTCAACATACTGACTGGATCTCTTTTAGCAGGATCATAACAATCCACAATCAATTTTTCAGAAGGAAATAATTTACTTCTTCGCATTCCAGTTGCAGATACTCCCGCGTAATCTCGTAAAGCTCCCACGATATCTCGTTGGTGAGCATCTAAATACTCTATTGGAACCCAAAGAATCTGAAAACCATTCTTAATCGCCAAATCTACTGCTGCCTGATCAGACTCAAAAGTCCCACGGATTTCTTGACCAAGAATTTTAGATGACATATATATATTTCCCAGCATCACTGGAAATTTAATACCGCAGTATTCCGCAGCTTCTTTCGCTTCCCAAACCGGTATATCCACAATATAAACATTGGGAGAACTTTTCATCTTTGCTACAAATGTATTCAAAAATGATAATGTTTCCTGCTTAGATGCAACTAAGAAAAACTTCCCTAAAGTCAACCTTCTATCATCTATTTGAGATGTAGAAACAAATCTATTTTCAAATCGCCTATATCCAGCCTCAAAAGCCTTGAGAACTCGAATTCTTTGTTTGTCCGATTCTCCAGGAGCATCAACTTCATCCATCAATGCGGCAATAATATCATGACCTTGAACACCAAATCCCTTAGAATATGGAGAACCAGAAACATACTCAAAAATAGGAAATTCTATCTTCGGATTCTGACCTGATCCACAAACTCTACCTCTTTCCTTAAACCATGGAGATTGTAAAAGATAACTTTGAAGCAGACCAAATCCACGAGAACCTCCAAGTGACTGTGTAAGATTGAAAAATACTATGGCCATCTTACCCGCGGCAGTCTTTCCGAAATAGGTCCAGGGATCACGAAGACATAAAATCGTAGCCATTACGTGAGCAATACCTAAAATTGCCGCCGTAGTTTTTCCGGTATTATGAACAAAAACACCGGATGTAAGGGCGAAATTATGATACTTCTCTATTGATAAATCATAAACATCAATTTTCTCAGTTAAATATCTAACATTGACCACCTTATGATTACGTTTTCCTCTACTCCTGTTACTATCTCCAGGCTTCAATTCTTCTGCCTCTCTATATTCATTGGATGTTAACAAAAATGGGTGATTATGAGTACACCTCACTTTTTCACCGTTATCCAACTCTATTTCAACAATCTTACTAACCTTCTTTCCTGATAACATAGCATCCACTACTTTACCTGAAACTACCTTCTCTCTTATAGTATCATAGGAATAAACCCAGTGCTGTTTTCCTTTTTTTCTTTCTTCTATTATCTCGGGAATAGATAATTCTCGTCCATCCAATAAACTTACCTTAACGTCCGAACCTAAACATCCAATAGCCCCTGTAAATATAGGAAGGTTCTTTTCCGGGAGATTAGAAAGTTCACCCAAAACTTTATGCCAAATCGGGTACACTGCAGCTCCGGGTTCTCTGCCCCTACCACGAAGACTAGCTCCAAGGTAATCTGTATCTGTCAAAAACCTACGCATGGAAACCGGAGCTTCTATGTAGTCCGTACCATATGCGGCAGTCAACAATGCTTCCATTCGCATTTTTTGATTATTTTTTTTCGCTTTCGCCATCTTCTATGTTATCCAAATTTTGTCTCAGTCGACCAATCACAACTTCCCTATCCATCGGAAGCAGTGATTTAAGATCAGTAACTATTTGTTCGTCACCTTTTACCAAACATGGAACTTTCTTTCTACCACTACCTCCATCACCCAAACTTAACTGATAATTAGTTTGTTTAATCATAGGTGGCTTTTCTCCACCAAACCCCAAATCATCCACAGACTTAACTATCTGTTCTTCATCTTTTCTTTTCTCTACCCTTAACTTTCTTATAGTCTCAAACACTCCAAGATTTGGAACTCGGTAAGCATTACCTATCTTTTCACATTTTAGACAAACAAAAATTATTTTATCTTTAGAGTCAAGTCGTGGTTGTGCGGCAGCATCACAACAAGCCGAACGGTAACTAAATTTATGCTCAGAAAGTTCCTGGTCATCAGCATCCCAAAGTATCTCTCTCTGCTTTGTACCCATGAATATATAATCCAAAATCCATGTGGCAACAAAAGGAGAATTCACCTTCTCCTCTTTCTTGAATTTCTTGATAATTTTTTCAACAAATTCTATAGTAATTCTATCGCCCGAGTTTTCAACACCATCCTCATACTTTTCTTTGAGTGCCCGCAAAACTTCAGCTAAATTGCCTCGATGCCTGAAGTACAGCAACCTGGTTTGATTTTCCAGTTCTAATTTTTGAATTGACTTAGCCATGATTTCTTTCTATTATGTCCATCTACAACATTCAAATTTGATTCAAAGTAGATTCACCACAGTATGTCACTGCCGGACCTGCCTTGAGCTCCAGCCTCAGCTTGCCTATTACGTATACGTATCAGAATATCAAATTTACGGATAGCCTCCTTCACAACATCTCCTTGAAAAAGTTTTTCACTCTTTCTGTACTCCCAAATAATCGCACCATACTGCCAACTGGATTGAAAATTATCAGTCGTTATATCCATCTTTAAGGAACCATCAGAATTGTGATCAGCCGTTCTTACCCAGCCATAAACTTTTTCACCTTCTGTATGACTTCCATAAAACTCACAAGCGGAGACCTTACGACTCCTAAACCAAACCTCAACTTCCGCTGCTTGATAAAGTTCAAAAATCCCACTACATTGCTCATTATTAAAATACCTAAAATCTTCTAAAGAAGAATTACAATTATTCTTAGCACAAAATAAATCACTCGGTGTGGGTTTGCCCATTTTCACTTCTCCTAATTTTAATCTACTAATCCAAATATATCCAATGCCCCACAAAGAACGGCATAGTGTTTCTTTCCGTCTAAACCTGTAATGTGCATACCCCAAGGCACAGAAATATCAAACAATACTCTAACTCCCGTATCCAACTTAGGATGTGTAGGATGCCACTTTCCTTTAAGATCCCCATATCCTGGACCTATTGACAAAATGGTTCCAGTACCGTTGTGCTACTTTTTTCTGATCTGCTCAGGAAGAACTATCAAATCATCCTCTCCTAACTTCTCAGAAGGAGGATCTGGAAAGATAAATACCAAATCTCCCAACATTTGATACGGAAATTGTAGCTTACCTTTTTTGTTATGCCAAGGTGTTTTGCATGTAATGCTCATAATTACTCCTAACTTAAAAAGAATGATAGTTATACCGGTTGGACTCAACATCACCTGGGTCCCGATACACGTGACCATTCTTCTATTATCTTATCCGGGACATTACTTCTCTCTTAGCCTCAAGCTCTTCTTTCTTCTTATAAATATAATAATTTCGAATGCCTGATAAACAACATATAAAACCCATAAAAATATACCCATAGGATATTGGTTTACTATAAAAAAGAACTATAGAAAAAGGAATATTAGCTGCTGCATAAAACAACCACCACTTATAATTCCGACCAAGCATAAAAATAGCCAGAGTGAGCCAAATCGCACCAAATATTCCTATCCCTTGTATAAAAGTATCCATATTAATCCTCCTCATACGTAGCTATGTTACCTATTGATTCCTGAACGTCAACACGATAACAACTTTTTATTTGCATACAAATCCATTCAGCTAATCTTTCAGCTGTAGGATTTTTTAACTTTTTAATAGGTGGATCCCCGCCGACCAGTTGGAAGTGATGACTGGTAACCCACTCAAATCCAATCCCCTCTATCTTATTCAAACTCTTATGATCTAATTGACCATGTGCTACCTTCTTTATCTCAGTAAAATCTATTACCATGCCGTTTTCATCAAGATTATGAGCCGCACAATACACCGTGATAATGAGATTATGGCCGTGATCTTCATTACAACCACTGGTATACGGCAAATTAAGTCTATGATGTATGGCAACCTCAAGTGTCTTTTTAACTCTAAACATATTATTATCCCCTCGTAAAATAAAGTATCAAAATAGCCAAAACTACCATTGACAAAAGCCACCAGTCAACATCTTTAAGTAATTTCCGAATCATCGTTTCCCTTTACAATCATTTCTTTTTAACTGCCTGTTAATGAACCTCTGTACTCTACTCGAATCCAAAACATCAAAAGGAGCACTAAAAGTTGCCTCACATACAGCACAGTATTGATTTCCCGGCCAACCAGGAGACATTGGCTGAGTTTGAATTTCCCACTTGTGTTTAGCCATCCTACTCCTCCACTTCATATATTTCTGGGAATCCTCTATAAGCTTCGCCCGCTCCCATACCGGCACCTACCAAGAATCCTTCACCATGATATTCCCATCCAACAATATCAGGTCTTTCAACACCATTATTAATTCGTAAATGAACTTTATCTACCAAGACAGCTGTGTACACCTCCGCAGGATCATACCCAGATATAATTTTCTTTGCCTCGTCAAGAGTTCTTCCTGTCTCCATACAATCGTCTACAATAACAACATTCCTGCCACAAATATCTTTTCTTGACAAATCCAAGGGTGTCATCAATTTTACTTCGCCCCGTGATTTCATTTCTTCTCCATAAGATTCTAAACCGATGTGTCCAATTATTATATCTGGTTGATGCCGAACTGAAACACCATCAGTATAAGTATACAATATTCTCAATAACTGATATGCAGTATAAGCACCACCTTTCAATACAGCAACAATAGCCAAAGAATAACCCACCATATTTATTTCCCTTGCCATCTTTCTCAAAGCATTATCTACACCTTCTTGATCCAAAATTTGAATAAGTTTAGTTGCCACAATCAATCTCCTACTATATTACATATCATCATCTTACACCGCTCATGTAATTTTTCCACCCTTTCAACAACGCTCACACCATCCTCTTTTCTTACATGAAATGCCACGTCTGCTATCTCAACTAATCCCTCACTTTGACTTATTATAATAAATTGGAGATTCATAGTCGTAGCAAGGTATTGAATCATTTCCCGAATCGCCTCAACATTCCCTGGCCCATGAAGATTGCGAAAAGGTTCGTCACAGATAATCACTGGACGTGTCCTCGTATATTGGATAGCCCACAAAATTATCCTGAGAGCAAAAGAAACGACATCGGCTTGACCACCACTAAACTCATCATCTTTCGGAGAAAATCTCTCACCGTCAATAACCATATACATATGAACTTCTGGTTGATTATGAGATATGCCACCTTCCAATTCAAACGAATGATTATCTCCAAATACAAATTTAAGAGCCTGAGTAACTAAAACCTCAACAACTTCCTCAAACTCCTGTTGAACCAAAACACTAACAGTATTCATCACCTCAAGAGCCTTTTCAAGATCTGCAAAACAATTCTGATGACTTACAATCTCAACTCCCAATTCCTCAACCCTACTCTCGAGAAGTTTCTGAGTAGCCTTCTGGTCACTTAAGAAATTTTCATACTTTATTAGGTTCATTATTCAACTTTCCTTCTCCGTAATAATAAGCAACACCAAATCCTAATCCGGATACCACAAAACCTAAATAGTAATTAGTGGCATAGGCTGCACTTACACATACTGCAAATACAATAAGATAGCTAAAAATCTCATTACTTCTCCTTTTCTAATTTTTTTACACCATCAGCAAGTTTTTCTAAAAACAATTGAATGTTACCTTTATTCGCTACACGTTTATGTGCCCTAGATTGTAAATGAAGTCGATGCTCACGCCAGGTAGGAAAATCAATTCCACACACAGTACATCGATTTTTTCTATTCCTATCCATCTTTTTCCTCTGGTTTCAATAAGTAAATCCGAGTTCCTACAGCCATATCCTTTGGAGGAAATACAAGTGGTTC